TGGTGGCGCAGTTCGTGCCCGCCGCAGCCAGCGCCACCACGAGCCAGATCGCCCTGAACACCGCCATGGACGCAAACCCGATTTTGTTCGTCATCTCCCTCATCGGGATGCTGGTGGGTGCCCTGTTGAGCTTTTCCGGCAAAAACAAGGATGTGGCCAACGCTTTCCAGAATGTCTGGGCGGGCGTTGAGGACTTTATGAGCTACATCTTTGAGGGCCTGATGCGCATTGTGGCGGCGGGCATCGAGGGCTTCATCATCCTCATCAACGGCCTCATTGGCATGTATAACTCCGTGGCGTGGCACTGGGGCGGCCATATGGATTACATCAGCAATCCAGCCTGGAACTTTGCCAACCAAATTGCCGCCGACCGCAAAGCCCGGCAGGCCGAGCGAAAAAAGCAGCAGGAGGCCATCAACAACCCCAGCAGCTCCGGCAGCTCCGGCACTTCCACCAACTCCCAGAAGGTCATCGAGAGCATGACCGACACCAGCAAGACCACCAATGCCGACGGCAGCACCGTGACCACCAAGGTGCTCACCGAGAAGCTGCAGGATGAGACCGGCAAGATCACCCAGCGGGTGACCAAGACTGTCACCGAGGCGGGTACCAAGCTGGTGGACGGCGTGGAGCGCTCCTACAAGACCGTGACCACCTATGTGGATGGCATCCAGACAAAGATTGAGCGCAGCCTGAATGACATCACCAAGACTACCACGCCGACGACTCCCACCACGCCGACGGCTCCCACCCCGGACAAAGACCTGACCGACGCTGTGGAGGCCAACACCAAGGCCCTGCTGGCCGCAAACAGCAAGTTGGCCGAGATGGTGCGGCAAGCCGATTCTCTGGTGCTATCGGACAACATGGCCATCAGCCGGTCTGTGGCCGCTTCCGGCACGGCACAGGTGGCCGCAGCCGCCAACAACTACCACCGGGAGGGCGACACCAACATCATCCAAAATATCTACTCCAAGGCCCAGACAGCGGCAGATCTCCAGCGGGAAGCACGCTGGGAAGCCGACCGGGCCAAGGCCCAGAAACGATGAAAGGAGGGCTCTGAATGCCATTTCGCAAAGACCATTTGCAGCTGGTCACGGATGCCGGGGCCACTCTCGACATCGGGTGGGACTACGGCACGCCTTACTCCCTCGACCCCATCAACGGCGTGGATGTAAATCTGCAAAAGGCGCAGGGAGTGAACCAGATCGGCGAAACGGTGGAGCGCCAGAGCGTGGCCGGGGTGAGCCGTGAACTCATCATCCACTGCCACAGCCCCCACGGCGACGCAGATGCCGCCCTGCTGCTGGAAAAGCTGACTTTCTTCACTAGCGGCACAATGTATTTCGAGGATAGATTCTTCTGCCGTTTTGTGCTTTCCAAGACCCCCTACACAAAGAGCATCCACCCCTACCCGGTGCTGGATTTCATGCTCTTCTGCCCCAAGCCCTTCTGGTACAACTTGCAGGCTCAGAGCTTCTGCATCAACGGCTTTGTGCCATCGTTCAGGCTGCCGGTGAATTACTCCAAGCCCCACCGGTTCGGCGTGCGTACCTCCATCGGCTGGCTGAATGCCTATAACCCCGGGGCGCTGGCGGTGCCCTTCACGGCCACCCTCAAGAGCGACGGCACTGTGGTCAACCCCACCGTGCTGAACATCCTCACGGGCCAGAGCATCCGCATCCTGACCACCCTGACCCCCGGGCAGGTCATCGAGATCTACCGCACCACCACCGACAAGCTGGCCGTCAAGCGGACAGAGGACGGCACGGAAGAGAATATCTTTTCTTTGCTGGATGAGGACAGCGACCTGCTGGAGCTGGCCCCGGGAGACAACTTACTCAAGGCCACCGCCGACAGCGGCGAGACCAGCCTGCAGGTGACAGTGCGCTTCTATCCCATGGTGAGCGGTATTCTGCCGGAGGTGATCTCGTGACACTGGATGTTTTGGATGAACTGACCCTCGCCCGGCTGGGTCGGGTGGAGGTGTGGGTGAGCCTTTACTGGGACGAGCCCTACAACACCGAGGGAGCGTTCACGCTGGAAGTCAGACCCACCGAGGAGAACCTGTCCCTGCTCCGGGAGGGCCGCTGGCTGCGCCGCAGCGACAGCGATGTGCCCATGCGCATCTGCCACCGGAGCAACGAGAACACCGACAGCAATCTGGTGGTCACCGGCTTCCCGGGGACGTGGATCTTCACAAAGCGAGCCGGTACCGCCATCGTGAAGAACGAGAACGCCGAAGCCGCCATGCGCAGGCTGGTCAGCGCCATGCAACCATGGCCCAAGCTGGAGCTGGGTGCTGCTGTGGGCTTCGACACCACCTACACTGCACAGACCTCCGGCGGCAGCATCATGGACTACCTGATGACCATCGGCGCGGCCTGCGACCTGGGCTTCCGGGTGCGGCTCAGTGGTAAAAATGACCAGAAAAAACTAACGTTCGAGGTCTATCGGCCCACCGCTGATCCAAACAACAGGTTCAGCACAAAGTGGGGCAACCTGCAGCAGGCCGCGTGGGCCTTCGGGGATTCCGACTACGCAAACGTCGCCGTGGTGCAGGGCGCTGGCGAGGGCGAGAACCGGGCCACCGTGACCGTGGGCCTGACGGACACCACCGGTGCCGACCGGCGGGAGCTTTACGTCGATGCCCGGGACGTGCAGCCGGACGAGGAAAAGGGCGAGACCAGCAAGAGCCAAGCCTACCTCGAGCGGCTCATGGCCCGAGGCACCAACAAGCTGCTGGAACAGCTCCGTACCGGCTCCATTGAGTTGACCATTGATGCCGAGGGGCTCTCCCCTGGTGACGTGGCCTTTTGCACCATCCCGGAGCTGGGCTACAAGGCCACCGTCCGGGTGGCCGATGTCATCACCCAAAGCCAGAGCGACAGCACCACCCGCACCGTGCGGCTGGGTACGCCGGTCTGGCGCAAGTTGTAAGGAGATGATCTTTTGATGAGCAAAATCGTTTTATACCCCGCCAACGGCTGCGACTTCGATGCCGCAGATGTGGCGGCATATCTTGCGGGCCTCACCAGCGGCGTGTTCAGCGGAGATGAGGACTTCCCGGTGACAGCCGCAGGCGGGCTGAAGGTCACCGTGGGGGCGGGACGTGGCTGGGTGCACCCCAGCCGATTCACCGGCTATTCCATCACCAAGCGGGAGGCCGACACCCTGACCATGCCGCTGGCCGACCAGTCTCGCCCCCGCATCGACCGCATCGTCATGCGCTATGATGCCGGTGCCAGAGCCGCCAGCCTGCATGTGTTGCAGGGCACAGCATCCAGCACACCCACGGCCCCCGCCATCTCCCGCACCGAGCTGATCTACGACCTCTGCCTTGCCGAGATCACCCGCCCGGCAGCGGCTGCAAGCATCACCACGGGCCAGATCACCGACACCCGGCTGGATGAGGCGCTCTGCGGCATCGTGCGGGACAGTGTGACCGGCATCCCCACCGACGAACTGCTGGCCGCTGCCAGAGAGCGCATCGGCGCACTGGAGGAGAAAGCCACCACCAGTGCCGCTGCCGCCAAGGACAGCGCGGAGGCAGCCAAGAGTAGCGAGACCAAGTCCGCCGCCAGCGAGAAGAACGCCAAGACTAGTGAGACCGCCGCCCAGCGAATCCTGACGGATACGCAGAACGCGGTAAAAACGGTCACCGACGATATGAATGCTGCTGCAGAGAGCGCTTCCACCGCCACCACCAAGGCCGGAGAGGCATCCACCAGTGCGGGGGCGGCATCCGCCAGCCGTCAGGCAGCCGAAAAGGCACAGAAAGCCGCAGAGAATGCCGCAGCGCTGGCGGGAACGCGGGCAGGTACGGACAAGGCCCTGAACACAGAAAACGCTCCTGCGGACGCAGCAGCGGTCGGAAAGGCTTTTGCAAGCATTATCAAGGCCTACGATATCGCCCTTTCCGCTGCCAGCTGGAAAGCCACTTCTGACACAGCAGCCAAGAATGCGGGCTGGGCCTACCAGTGCGACGCGACCGTCAGCGGCTGCACCGCAGCGCTGGAGCCCAGTGCAACGGTCAGCCTCGAGAGCGTGGTCGTGGCCCAGAAAGCTGGCCTTGGATCGATTTGCAGCACTGGTGCGGGGTTCTGCCGGTTCTATGCCGAAAAAGTCCCCTCTGCATCAATCAGCCTGCGGCTTCTTCTGATTAACAGAACGCCTGCGTAAGGAGGGATGAGTCATGGCGATTGGAGCTGTAAGTACACCAAGCAAAACATGGGTGCCGCCTGTGGGCATGATTATCACTACCGGAAGTTCGACCAGCCCGGCGGCGCTGTATGACGGCACCAGCTGGACACAGATCAAAGATCGTTTTCTCATCGGTGCAGGTGGGAGCTACGCGCTGGGCAGCACTGGCGGTTCGGCCACCCACACCATGAGCGCCGCTGAAATGCCTGCACATAGCCACAGCGGAAGCATCACGGCAGTGGGAAACCATAATCACACGATCCATGATGCAGGGGGTACAAGTATCTATAACATTCTTGAATACCTTGGCAATGAAAAAATCTACACTACTGTTACGGTCAGCTTCGGAACCGCCGGAGCGCATACCCACAGCGTAAGCATTGGCAGCAACGGAAGCGGAAAGGCCTTTGATATTATGAATCCCTATGTTGCAAAGTATATGTGGCGGCGTGTCAGCTAGGAGGTGGCAGAATGGCAATTGGAATCGTAAAAGGACTGGCCGGAACAAGCTGGATTCCGCCGGTCGGTTTTGTATGGAAAAGTGCCAGTCCTACCAGCCCGGCAAACATTTATGCGGGGACGACATGGACACAGCTGAAAGACCGTGCAATCATTGCCGCAGGCGGCAGTTATAGCAACGGCAGCACCGGCGGCGCTACCACGCACATTCTGAGTACCGCAGAAATTCCCGCCCACAGCCATAGTGGAAGTACATCTAGCAGTGGTGGACACGGTCACTCATCAATAACAGCCAAAAGCGTTAAAACTGGGCATCAATGGAACAGTTCAAATATGTGGAATGAAAGCCTTCATAATCGAGGCTCAACTGGTATTCTGAACAACAGTACGACTACTTCAACGAATGGCTCGCACTCGCACTCTGCAAGTATCAATGCCACAGGAAATGGACATGCGTTCAGCATCCTGAACCCGTATATCGTGCGGTATATGTGGGAGCGTATCGGCTGAGAGGAGAAATTTTATGTATGGAGCAGTAACCTGCCCACTGGATACGGACTGGGTCCCTCCGGTGGACTTTGTGCTGGAAGTGTACAGCTCTACCAGTCCGGCTTCTATCTACGCCGGTACGACATGGACACAGCTGAAAAATTGCATCGTTTTTGCTGCCGGAAGCACCTTTAGAGCCGGAAGCAGCGGCGGAAGTTCCAGTGTATCCCTGAACACGAACTACCTGCCAAGCCATTCCCATACAGTCAGCACCGGAAGCAGCGGCGGGCATTACCATTCAACAACGATTCCTGCTGTAGTGTCTGGCGTTTCAAGTTCAGACGCTCTCGGATATAACGGAAGTGGTTACAGTTCTGATAAATACGGTGACAGAACTGTAACGCTTTCCAATGCTGGCAGTCACGGCCACACCCTGACTGTGGGCAGCACCGGTGGCGGGCAGGCCTTTGATATTATGAACCCGTATTACGCAGTAAATATCTGGCAGAGAGTAGGATGAATATGAAAATTGTTGATGAAAATGGCGTTGAGCTGACTGGTGAACCCGACCTGACACTTGGACGGCTGGTGGATGACGCGGAGATCGTGCACCACGAGGCCACCCCTGCTGTGGAGAAGGAGAGCCACTGGGTGACGATCCGGACATACCCCAACGGGAGCCGAGACGTGGAAGAAGTGGTGGACGTTGAGCCTGTAGCGGCTATGGATGCCTGGGATGAGACAGTGCCGATCCAGCGATACATCAAGTACACGCAGGACGAGCTGGATGAACAGGCTCGGCAGCAGGAGCACGAGACCAAGATGGCGCAGATGCCGGAAACGGTGGAGCAGCTCAAGACAGAAAACGAGGCCCTGCGGGAGTCCTTCACTACGATGGAGAGCGCCCAGACCGACACCGACAGCCTGATGGTGGATCAGGAGTATAGGCTGACGCTGCTGGAGCTGGGGATCACGGAGTAAGCCCCTCTGCCAAGAGGACGATAACATTTTTAAGATGGGGCACTGCCCCGGAAAGGACAAACCTATGTTGTACCGTACCTGTAAACGCATGATCGAACGCGGCAATCTGGAGGGCATGAGCACCAAGCTGGACGTTTTCTATGCCGCAAGCAAGTTGACTGATGACGAGTACAAGGAGCTGACCGAGCTGCTGGCCGAGAAGGAGGCGCAGAATGCCCAGAACAATTCTTGACGTTTCCCGCTGGCAGGGCAGCATCAATTGGGGCAGGGTCAAGGCAAGCGGCCTTGTCTCCGGCGTGATGATCCGGGCCATGGGCAACAGCGCCGAGGGCAAACCCAGTAAGCCCTACATCGACCCCTACTTTGCCCGCAACTATGCCGAGTGCACCCGACTGGGCATCCCGGTGGGCGTGTACGGCTACTTCAAGGCCACCACCAAGGCACAGGCCGACAGGGAGCTGGCCCTGTTCAAGCGGGCGCTGGGCGGCAGAGCCTTCCAGCTGCCGGTGGCTGTGGACATCGAGGACAAGCTTCAGGCGGCCCTGAGCAAGTCTGCCCTGACCGACATCGTGGCCCACTGCCTGAGCGTGGTGGAGAGCTGGGGCGTGTACGCCATGCTCTACACCGGCCTGAACTTCGGGCAGACCAACCTTTACATGGGTGGCGCGGCCCTCAAGCCCTACGACGTATGGCTGGCGGCCTACCGCACCAAGAAGCCCGCCCCCGGCTGGCCCTTCGGGATGTGGCAGTACACCCGCAGCGGAAAGATTCCCGGCATTGCCAAGGGCGCAGACTTGAGCGTGGCCTACAAGGACTACGCGGGCATCATCCAGCGGGCCGGGCTGGGACAGGTCAGGGGGTGAGACCGATGGCAAGTTATCTGATTTCAGATGCAGCATACGCACCCTGGCTCTCAGAGGTTCTAGCTACACTGGAAGAGCACAAGATCGACCGCATCACCGTAGCAGCGCCTCTGGCAAACGGTGAGGTGTTCACGGGGTACTACAACATGAATACCCAGGACAAGGCCCTGCTGGCATCCAATATCCAAGCAGATGCCGTTCTGGATGCGGTGTGTCACAACGGACAGCGCATCCGGCAGGCGTGGGAAGACGACGAGGATGAGGAGGGGTGAGACCGATGTGGCAGTTTATCACGGAGTATTGGGCCGGGTGGCTCTGTGCTCTGATCGGCGGCGCGATCCTTGCCGCCATCCCCAAGATCAAGGCCCTGTGGGACGCGGTGCTGGCCCTGCTGCACGACCGCATCTATACCGAGTGCTACCGTTTTATGGAGCTGGGGTACATCACCCGCGACGGCCTGCGCAACCTGAATTACCTCTACAAGACCTATCATGTGATGGGCGGCAACGGCACCGGTACAGAATTGTACAAGAGAGCCTGCGCTTTACCCATCCACGACTGAAGAAAGGAACTGACATTATGAACGCACACATCACTGAGAACAACAC